GTCATCCTCACAAAAAAGCACCGCAAACACGTTAGGGTCTGCGAGTGCTTTCTCTGTTGGGTCATTAAACGCCTGTGGAAGTGACTTACCGTGAGACCAAAAGATCTCGTAGTCAAAACTTTCCAGCTCGTTGAGCAAGTCCTCTAGTGTTTCGGAGAACATTAAACCGCGAGACGGTAACACGACTGCAAGCTTAGATGGAGTCGTAGCTTGGTTCAGCATCTGAGTTAGCGCCCAATTCTTCTGCTAGTTCCTGGAAGAAGCTTAGTGTCTTAGTGAACTGACGTAGATCATCCTCGAATTGAGCCACCTTCTTACCGTAGGCTGCTTTAGTCGCATCGTCTTTAGCACCTGCCAGTTCATGACGTGCCATAGCGGTGTCAACAAGGAGACGGTTCACGACTGCCTTCTGTTCGCCTACCTGTGATTCAACGAATGCTTGCTTCTGACGATCATGTAGCTGTTTGTCAGTCCCTACCTTAAATTCTTCTGCAACTTCTTTGTATAATTCGAGTGGACTAGCCATGTATGCTCCTTATGTTATAAGGAAATTATAGCACAAGAATTATAACCAAGTGTTACTTTTTTTACAGCGTTAAGCGTTACCGTGAACGTCGCCTGTTTCTGGTGCATGGTAGGCTTCTGTATCACGTAACTTGTTCTCTTTGCGTACTGTCTCTACTTCATCGTCAATAAGTCGGCGCATTTCATCTTCGTTCTTCCCTTGATTAACAGGGAGTGCTCGAACCTTATCTTCTACTTGTTTAGGCGTGTCACCAATTGGATCTAGTTGAATGGTTAGTTTGTGGGTCATAGTTGTTCTGGTTTCTTTCGTTTAAGTCGTTTAACCGCTGCTTTAGGAGTCGGAAGTTGAGTCGGAAGGTCTAACTTGCCGCCCTTATTCTTCTTACCGAGGTCTTTCATCCTACCCACTATTCTTTACCTTCCCATTTACGTGTCTGTTCATTGTTCGCAACAATCTGGTCATAGTGGTAGCGGATCTGCTTCTCTGAATCTTCAGGAGTCGTGCCTGAAGCGCCACTCATGTTACGCCATGTCTTCTCAGCTTCAGCCCATGCATCTTTATCAAGTCCTGAAGGCGTTTTAAGGTCTTCCTTGAGTGCTCCCGTCGCTTGTGGTGCTTCTGTTGGGTTCTGTGCCGATTTCTTCTCTATAGGGCCTACAGCGCCGTCTGAGTCTTTGCCAGTTCGCTTTTCGAATTTCTTTTGTTGTGGTGTGTCAACTGAATTATCTTGTACTTTAGTTTTCTCTGGTTCACCGAATGGATATACTTTAGTCATTCTGGTTCTCCTATAGCCCGTATACATCTATTATAACAAAAAAGCTCCCGAAGGAGCTAAATTGTTTGGTTTGTGTAAGATTAACTCTTAAGAACAAATCCAAAGTTGGTACGTAGGGCGTTGTGTCCATAAAGTACATCAACTGTAACCAACCAACCAAGGTACTCTTGCTTGTATTGTGCCTGAGTACGTGGTGTCTGTTGCAGTGCGATCGCCCATGCTTCTTTGTGGAAGAATAGGTGGTTGTATTCGTCTGTTGCAGTGTCGAGGTATACGAGGTTTTGGCTCATGTACACGTCTGCGCCGTAGATACGACCAATCTTACCGTTGCGGATTGAGTTGTCATCGCCACCAACACCGAGGGCATCGTAACGAACATACTTGTCAATCGCAAGCATTTCTGCTTCACCCTTAGGTGCAACAACAAGGCTTCGGTCTGAACGAGGTGCTTTATTTTCACTTAGGTAACGGTTAACAGTTAGGATGAGGTTATCATTCAATGCTGTACCGTATGTACCGTAAGCTTGTCCAGCTGTCTTCCATGTACTTGTCATGTTAGTAGCTAGGTCTGAGTCAATCTTCTCTGAGATCGCATACGCAGCGGCCATTGTGTAGTCGCTACGAAGGTCGTAGACCGATTGAATCTTAACGAGGTCTTCAACGATGAATGAGCTTTCGTAGTGCTTGTTTAAGACGATCGTTGTTTTTGTTTCTGTGTTGTAGTTAAGCGTGACGACAGTATTCTGATTCTTAAGGTTAGCTGTAATAGCTGAAACGTTAGGGATCTCAAGTGTCTGACCACCAGCTTTAACGTCTGCGTCGTAGTGTTTGATAAGTGGGAGGAGTACGAGGTTTGATTTAACAAACATCAATACTTCCTTTGACCAAATGTTAGGTCGGAAAACGTTAGCAGCTGTTGCGCCAATGTTTACCGCACCTGAACCGTAAAGTCCTGATACCATAATGTGTTCTCCAATATATTAAATTATGAAGCCATCACCTTGTTGATTTCATCGCGGTGAGACATGTACCATGACATGTCATTCTTACCAACTAGATAGTCAACGTTTTGTGGTGTAATTGCTTCACTGGACGCGCCAGATGTAACGGCATTACCACGTGGGACGGCTGCTTGTTGTTTGTGGGCTAAGGATTCGAGACCTTCTCGTTTCCCCTGTGACTTGATAGTATCTGTATTGCCAGCGACTGCCATAGCATAGCTTGCTTTTAAAATAGCTTCTGGTGACCCGTAGAGTCCTGACTCAACTGCAATCTTTGCCATCTCTGACTCGTACTGCTTTGCGTCAGGGTTACCGTCCCAAAACTCACGAATAGAGTCTTTGACTTCCATACGCTGTAGTCGTTTTAGAACTTCTGGGTCTTGTCCTGTTGCTTGAGCTACCTGAGAAGCAGAATCATCGGACATTTGCCCCATAGTTCGCTCTAGTTCGCTCGCTTTGTTAGCTTTACTGTGCATCAGCTTCTCGGCGTTCATAGCCATTTTAGCTGCTTTTCTAGCGTTGTCGCTATCGAGCGTTAGTCCCTTTGTTTCAGCGAACTTGGTGAGTTGTTCATCTTCTTCAGATGGCTCTTGATTCGCTTCTACAGCTTCTTGCTCGGTTTCACTGGTTGTTTCAACCGCTGAATTAGATTCCGTTGTTTCGTCTGGTTCTGAGATTGCCATTCCTTGATCGTCGATTGCGATTCCGTTAATGGTCTGTACCTCGCCAGGTTCAACAGGAGCATCAGTTGTGGTTTTATCGTCCATTGTTGTACCTCATTATCACTAGCCCGAATAGTAGCTGGTTTAATACGGGCTAGTATTAAATAATATTCCAGCTACTATTCCGAATAACGATCAGGTTTTCTTTACACCTCCTAGCACGCTTTGGATATGTTCCTGAACTAAGCGTGCGCCCTTAGCCCTCTGTGTATGGTCTCTTGCCTTATCTCCATCCTTCTCTGCAAGTTCATGTTGGTCTGAAATAATCTTCTCCATCGTCTCCAGGAAGAACTGACCATCTTCGCTCTTTAAAAAGAACTGTTGGTAAGCGTTAACAAGATTAGTAGGGGTCTTCATTATACACCTCCTTGCATCTGACGTAGTTTAGCAACCTTCATCGCCATGTCAATTTCATGCTGCTCAGCAGACTGTTCCATTTGTTGTTGTTCTTTTGCAGCCTTGATCTCAGCACTAGGATCTGGGGGAGGAGCCATCATCTCAGGAGGCATGCCACCACCCATACCAGCTAGCTCAGGCGGCAGGTTGGCCATAGCTGGATCAATAGGTGCTCCCATTCCGCCTTGTACCATAGGGGCCATAAGTGCTTCAACTTCGTCAGGATCAAGGTCAAATGAGCGTTGTAACACGAGCTTTTTTAGCTCCTGTTGGTTAACGTCTGGGTCTCCGAGAAAAGCACCAAGCAGCTCTTTAGCGTCGTTAGCTTGATTCTGTTTCTCGTTATTGATAGTTGCTTCAAGTTGTACACGTGGCTCGTATTCACCCTGGAACTCAGATGGGTCAAACTCTTCCCAACGAGCACCATCTTTACCAACAATACGAACCATCATAGGCTCTGTAACGTATAGCTGAATCATTCTAAAGATGATCTTTGCCATGCGATAGAAGTAACCGTTTTCAATCTGTGTCACTTTAAGAGAGAAGCGTTGGCCTGCACCTGCTACTTGAGCGTTAATCTCAGTAGCTGTAGACTTACCAGCACCTTGCTCTCCGACACCTTTTACAATCTCGCTAGACGCTGTAGTTTCACGGATCTCGTTCTTGATGTTCTGACGTTCTAAGAAAGCATCTGGTGGGATAGGCCTTTGTGGGATAGGAACAAGCGCGTTTGCTTCAACGGGATAGACAGCACCTGGTAGGTTCTCAATCTCACTGAGTAGGTGAGCGTACTTAGGATCAAGCGTGTACATCTGGTTCAGCGTGTAGGTAATAGAGTCGATATTCTGGTTAGTGATATCGTTGAGAAGTTCTTGCTCGTCGGCGATAATATCAATCTCTCCCTTCGCATAGAAAAGTGATTCGTCTACGTAGTCACGAGCGTCGGCAAACGGGAGTAGTCCCTTAGGGTATTTAGATCCGTTAGCCTTGTCTTTGGCTTTAAAGTAGTTCTCTGTGTCCTCAATGACAACTGACCTATTAGCGACTGAGATGATTCGATCAACGGTCCAATATTCGATTACCTCAACTTGAGTCTTATGAGCCTCAGACACAGTAGATCCATAGAACATGTCCTTCTGTTCTTTATCTGTATTTTCACCCTGTGTACCACCATCGTACGAGATCTTATCGAGGTTCTTGTATTTCTTCTTTAGTGGGTAGTTGCCGTCTTCGTCAGGCTCACCTTCAAGGTCAACGATCTCAAAGCCTTCTAGCTCCTCTTTGGAGGTAAGGTAGCGGCGTCCACAGTAGCGTGTGTTTGCCTCTGATAGTTCAGACGACTCAGGTGAGATAAAGAAGTCACGAATGGGAACGTTAATAAGGCATGGATGGTCTATGTCCCATATAAAGAAGTCAATTGCTGTCCCGAGCTTGAACATATTGCGGCCGGTATTAATGATCTTTAGTGACCATTGGTCCTTATCCCAATAGTAGTCGAGTGCTGAGTTAAGAATATCCGTTTTCTGATCTTGTTTCTCTTGAGGAGGAAGGTAGTCGAACTTAGGCTTAGCACCGAACAGTCCTGATGTAAGCGTCTCAACTGTAGAGAAAGACATAGGTACAAAAGTGTCTGTAATACCTTGATACCCACGCTTTACACGGTTGTTGTTATAGAGCTTGTAGTTGTTATCCCAACGGGTGTGCCAGGAACCCTCTGTATACTCCCAAGAACGGTCAAACGCGGTGACGACTGTATTGAGTGCGTCATCTTTAGGAACCGCTTTTTGAGATCTCTTAGAAGGCATTAGTTGTCCTAACACCCGTATCCAATGAGGGAATTATAGCATTAACTCTTTAGTTTGTACAAGTAGATTTTAAGAACGCCGGGTTTGGATACTGAGTGTTTAATTACTTAGTCCCGGCGCTCATAAAAGCTACCTGTGTTTTGCTCGTAACATATCTGCTGGTTTGTAAGCGTGTATAACTTGGCTCGTGCCCCTTAGACCTTCGAAGCCGTACCGTGTCGCGTCCATGAAGTGATTCCATATGTCGATCGGTTTGTTGAGAATCTTTCCGTCTTTATCAGTAGCCCACATGTAGTTACGATATTCCCTAATCCCATTGATAGACCGCTTAGTGAGTGTTATCTTTTGGTCCTGAACATATTGGATACCCTGGTTAATAGAACCCTGTCCTTTAATCGTAGCTGTGACGTTGACACCATAAAGCTTGAGCTCATCAATACTCTTTGGCTCTGCGCTGTCAGCCATCACGAGTGCTGCAGGTTGGTTCTGGATGACGTCAGCTATCTGCTTATTACTCAATCCCTTCTGATATAAAACTTCATCGAGGATATACCCGCCGTTATAATAGTAAATTGCAACAAGACACGATGGGTCATTGGAGTACCCAAAGTCTAGTCCGTAACGCTCAAGCCTTGCTTCGTGTGGGATCTCCTCAAGGTCTAGCTTCCAACCTGTAAATACTTTACCTTCAGCTTCACCAATCAAGCCTTCACCAAAGACACGCCAGAACGCCTTATTGCCTCTTCGTGACTCAATCTCCTGTACGATATTTGGTGATAGCGCTTCGTTATCCTTGTAAGTAAGAATGTCAAAGTCGTGGTTATCCTTAGTGATAACTTCCTCGTGTACCCAAAACTCACTTACCGGGTTGTAGTCCAGGTAGATAAAGTCAGTCGTACGAATAGCAAGCTGTGTGTACACATCAAATGATACATTGTTGCACTCGTTGATGAATAGGATGTTACGAGCTGGTCCACGCACTTTGTCCGGTGAGTCTGCCGAGAAGAACTCTATAAACGAACCTGTCTCGAATGTGTAAATAAAATCTGTTCTATTCCAACGATCGTCTTTGTAGTAGTTTTGTTCTTTTAGGATACTCAAGAAGTCACGGATTACACCACGCTTCAAGTGAGGGACAGTCTCAGATACAACAGATATTGTCTTACCCTTCTGTGATTGAGCGATGTCTATCAAGATAAGAAGTATAGCGATCGATTTACCAGCCCGTGCGCCGCCTTGGACGACACGATTGCGTGCTTTCATCTTTAGGATCTTATGCAATGCTGTTGTTTCAGTAAATGCCATTTATATCATCCATGAGTAATGTTTTTGCTTTATGTTGATACCAGCCCGTGATTCCTGGCACTTAACTAGCGCCCCTGGTCTTCTGTTATATCATCAGTGACGTCTTCAGCACTCTTTCCACCAAGAATAGGTGTCACATTCTCTACTCTCGCGTTTAGTTCTGTCTTCTCGACCCAACCAAAGTTGTTCTTCGCGTTAAAGATGAGACCGACAGTAAATCTACCTTTATCGTTCATTCTTTCCTCGACATCTCGTTCAACTCTCTCCCTTGCCCTCTTTATGGTGGGAAAAAACTGTTCCTTTTTAGAGTAGTTAAGGAGAGATCGTCTATCCATTCCTAAGGCATAAGCAAGTCCAGCCATAGTATAGGGGGCGGGATCTAATACCTCAATAACACCATCCGCTTTAGCACTGTAGACTTGCTGAATACGGTTATCACAATAAGTAAAGTACTCATCAATTATTGACTCAACTTCTTCTGGATTTGTATAAAGAGTAGGTCTAGCCATGATGTATATAATGTAACACTTACACTTCTGATTGTCTACTTTTTAGACTTCTTACTGCTAGCCTCCATCTCTTTGATGAAACCTTCTACTGTTCTATACTCACCTTGTAGCCTCAGTTTCTCTTGCTCAATCTGGGTTGTCTGTTCTTGTAACTGGTTAAATTTAGTCTCGATTTCTTGCTTCCGTTGGTTCAGTTCTTCTATGTTCATACATTCTCCTTTACTTTAATCTGCCATGGACATGAAGTGTTGCTGTGTAAATTTGTTGAACAGTAGTTGCAGTATATTTTAGTCATGCCTGTCTCCAAAGATAGCCCACAGGATAGTAATAAATAGCCCTATTGCACAGTACCAGAATACTATTGTGTTACCCATTTCTGTACTCATTCTGTCTGTTCCTCGTCGTTGTAAAACTCAAAACATATACCGCACTTTTTCAGGTTCCTACGAGAGGTGTAGGCTCCTTTAAACTCAATATGTTCGTGTGGTGGCGTTACCGGGCTGGTTGGTAGTTGGTCTTCGTATGGGTTAATCATTTGTTATCCTCTGAGGTCAGGGCTGCAATACGACGCTCGATAGCGAAGTCCATTACAACATTGTGCATCCTACCTCCCCACTGGATACCTCTCGCAGTCATTGGAAGATTTTGTAGTTCGTCTATACGGGCTTCTCTTAGTTTGTTGCGGATGAGTTTCAATAGCCTTTGTTTGTTGAAATCAAGTAGTGGTGAGTGAGGGCATATCTCGTCTATCAAAAACTCAATCGTAGGTTTCTTTACATCTGTGCCATCAATGTAAGCAAACTCGCTAGTTTCTTCGCTGTGTACATCATTAGAAGGCATTAGAGGCGTTCTATTAGGTATCGGCACAAGTTTGTCTCTCTTTACAAAGTATTGAGAACCAGCCTCGTTAGTAACAGTGTAAATGCCATTTCTTTCAGTTACTCGTGTATAGACCGTTCCAGTTGTAGCGTTTTTATATTTTCCCGATAGAGTCGTTTCAATATCACTCATTAGTTGCCATCCTCTGTTAAGCAAATATCAACCGCCTGTCCTGTTTTCCGACATTCGTTATATACCTTAATACCTCGATCTAATGAACTAGTCAGTGCAATAATACCTTCGACTTCTCTTATCTGTGCTTCGGTTACTTTACGCTGTACATATTGTTCGATAGCTTGTTTGGCTGCGTCTGCATCTATCAGTTCTTCTAGGTCTGTCTCAATGTACGATTTAAAGATTTTGTCTATCTCATCTTCTGGAGTGTTCTGTGATGTCATGATTTGTTTCCTATTAGCGACTATCGTTAGTATACTAGTGCTAAAAAGTAGCCCAACCGCGAAACCTGCTACAAATTTAGCCCAAAGCTCATCACGAAAAAAAGCGAGACCTACGAATGCAACTATCGCTACAATTACCATGTAAATACCAGTTCCCTTATTCATCTTTAACTCCTTTATTTGATTTAGCGTTTAGGTTGTTGTCTTCGTTTAATGATTGGATGCGGTCAGACCTGTGATAAAACTCTGGTAGCTCATTGACATATCTAACTGCGTATTCTCTATCTAGTCGCCACATGCGTCCAATTACCATATCAGCAATAATCCTCAACTCATGTAGTCGTTCTTCGCTTTGTACATCATTAGAAGGCATTATAGTTGCTCCCAGATTGCGTCTAGCTTCTTGATAAATGCTTCTAGTTGTTTACGTGACAACGGCTTAACTAAAAACTGGGTCGGTTTTACTAAGTACATATTCGCATTTACGTATTCAACTTCGTAACCTGGTTTCATGATTGCTCCTTAATCCCGTAGAGGGCTAAACGTTGTGCTTTGTTTTGTTCATTCTGGTCATGCACCTTCTGGGTCATCTGGAAGGCTCTGTGTAGTACTAAGCATCCTGGTTCAAAGTCAGGACAACCCGTATTTACCCACTCGCCTTTTTTGTCTTCTCCAATGATGTGAGCCTCTACGAACTGTTTTATTAGTTGCTTCTGAGCGAAACTCAAGTCCAGGGTGTCTAGGTCTATATCGAATGGTGTAGGCTTCATAAATCAAATATCCTTATAATCGCACAACCTATTAGTAAACCGATAAACATACCGAGTGCCGCACCTACGAGTATATAAAGTACAGTATCCATTACTCTTCTTCCTTCTGTTTAGGAGTGTTAGATAGAGCTTCGGTGAGGATTTCTTTTACCTCTGTTAGCGCCACGTTATAACCAGCATCATACGAACGCCGCACCTGAGTGTGCTCTTTCCTGTGCTTCTTCTCTTCTGGTAAAGCCTGTAGGATAGCGCCCAAGATTTGGTCTGCCACGTCTCCAACTCCTCTAGATAGTACAGACTTATCTGCTAAAGTATATGTTATTTCTTTACGTAAACCGTTCATATCAGTTACTCTCCAAAATTTCTCGTGATGCATCTCTAAAATACCTACCAATACTAGATTCGATTGGCCAGTATTTCGTTTCTTCGCCTGGTTTGCCCAACTCGCTACGGTCGTAGAGTGCTGCATGTTCCATAACTGTGTGCATACGCAGGGCAGATACTACAAGTGCAATCTGTTTGTCCGTAGGCATATCAACTCCGAACCTACGAGACTCGTCTTTAATAACTGGTTGAAGCCATTGTGTGATAGTCTGACCGTCTGGCATTAGGACTTCTCTGTGACCTGTATTCATTTAGATTCCCCTATAGATGAGAGTTGAGATTGAAGCTGGTCTCTGTGGTCTTCAATTCTAACTAAACTTATAGGTCGAGTATTTAACCAAGGTGATATGCGGTTATTTCCGTCACGTGTTAGTTGATTATAGTCGGTGTACTCCTTAAACCAATAATCGTTTTCCGCAAGTCTTTCCTCTACTACTAATTTATATATGGCGTCTGCTTCATCGCCTACAAAGCTATAGAACTTTCCGTCTTTTTTTACAGTCAGGGCTGAATAGTCCCCGTCTGGTGACGCTGGGTCATATCCATAGGTTACAGGCTTGTCTTTTAGGCTCTCTCGTAACTCGTTATCTATATTACTCATAATTCAACCTCACCAGTTCCTTCGCAAAACTGAAATAGTTCAGTAGTAACGCCCGTCTGATCTTTATTCCATTCTTCAAGGTATCCGTCACCTTCACAATTTTCACAAAGTACTTTACTCATGATCGTACTTTCTTTGGTCTACCACCCTTGAGGCCAGTTTCCCGGGCGTTCAAAGCTCCGTGTGCAAACTCATAGCCACGCGTAGAGGCACCTCCCTTCTTGCCAATCGTCCTCATGTGTTCTTCAAGGGCTTTTTCGTCTCCGTTGAACTTTTTTAGCATTCTTTCGTACCATGGTGTTGTTTTATTCATGTTTCTCCTTTGTGATTATTGAACGTTGTTGGGCGCGAAAGCGGCTCTCTGCTTCATCGCAGCAACACTTATACTGCATATCCTGACAGATTGGGCACATCTCGTATTTTTGATACGGTCTGTCTTCGCCTATTACATCTCTCAGTACAAGTGAGGTGATTGCTACCTTAGTTTCTTTCGTTGAATAATAGGTTCTATAGCGTTCCAGTATCTCGTCCAAAAGTTCATCAAATGTAGACTGTGGTGTTTGGTTACTCACCTTATATCCTTTCAACTTGTGTAATCATCTTGGTTAGTTCTTTTATATACCAGTACGGAAGCTTGTACATTATCGAAAGTTCTTCACGTGTAAAACCTTCTCTGTAGAACTTAGCCATCTTTGCTTTGTGAGTCCAGTGAACCTCAATCATAGTATTGCTACTTGCTCCCCGTCTATCATTACGAACTTCGGGGCTGGTGCGTTGGACTTTACCTGACTATGCAAGTACTTCACCCGGTCACGTTCGTTCTTCATAGCTTGGATGTTCTTCTTGGCTACTTCGAGTGAGTGTTCAACTAGTCCCATCTCCCTGATCTCTCGTAAACGTCTCACAATAGTTTCCGGCCGGGTAGATCGCTGTAAGTTCCAATATAGGCTTTTGTCCTCCTGCCAAAAATCGTACTCAATCCAGTAACGCTCCAAAAGTAGGTTACGATTGTCTACAGCTTCTGGGTAGCGTGTGCAGACGTCTAGGACGTTCTTTTGTATCTTGTTGAGGTTGATATCATTCACAGTCGTTTGATTCCTCTAGCTCCGCCCTTGCCTCGTCTTCTTCTAGTTGGGCTTGAGCGCGCATTTTATCGTCTAGGAGTTCTTGAAGCTCGTCACTAAGTGGTTGGATGTTTTGTTCAAAGAAGTTTAGCATTATTCTTTACCCCATAGTGATTTACGTTGCCTCTCGGTTAACTCTTTTTTCCATACCGGCCAGTATTCTTTAGCTTCTTGAGGAACTATAATGTGTTTTTCGATTGCTTGTTTTGCCGTTTCATCCCAGCCTTCAAATTCAATTGATTGCGCTGCGTCATAAAGATCACGTAGTTCTTCTGCAAATGTTTTCATCCTACGCCTCCACAATCTTTCCGGTACGGTAGTCCCAAAGACCGTTGGCCTTCGCTTCTTTTTCAGCCTGTGCCTTAGCTAAGATTCGTTTTAGTCCTTTTTTCTGTTCTTCGATGTTCATATTCAATCCTTCCGTGATTTAAATGTACCCTTAGTGTAGCACGTGGTAGTGGTTTTGTAAATACCTTTAGCATAAGAAAAAAGCGATGTGTTAGATCGCCTTTACTTTTCTGTTTCGTTTCTTGATCGCCCGGAGGCCAAGATCGTATTCAAATGCTATGTGAAATCTTGATAGTTTGGACTGCATAGTTTCCTTGTTATATTAAGGGTTAGTACTCTTTAAGCTTTCTTATATCATTCAATCGGTAACGGCGACCTTTTACTTTAACTGTCTTTCTGGCATTTTTAAGTTCTTTAAGTCGGATTCTCTTATTTTCCATAACCTCTATAGCTATACCAATTATCTCGAACTTTTGTTCTGTTGTAAGTCGTTCATATGGCTGTGACAGTAACTCTTCAAAACTTTGCTTTTTGCTCATCTTATCTCCTCTTACTAATTATTGTTATTAACCTTATAAGCAGGTGGATGCCCCATAAGCATTTCCTGCGTTGATGCATCATGGCAGAGCGTTAGGCTTTCGCCCGAACTTATGGGGACACAACTATCTATAAGTCTTTGTACTCTAATCTCTATACGATGCCAAGAGCAAGAACGTGAGTGGAATCGAACCCTCATTATGAACTGTTATCTAGTATCGTCAGGTCATGAACCCCTATTGTGATAGAAACACAGAACCGCTTTTGCCTTGATAGTTAGACTGCTAATTAAGCTAACTCCATGCGCCTATACCGCTAAGTACCTATCGTCATGCTTACTCCCAGCATTATATAGAGATTAGTTATTGTTGAGTATCATGGTGCCAGGCAAAGAGCTTATTCCCATCTCCCAATGCCTTGGGTGCATGACGGCGAGTCTTTGCCAGCACAACTGATACTCAACCTAATTGTTAAATTACATCGACTGCTCACATGGCTGCTAGTAGCAACAGACCTTAGAGATTTTACCTTTTGGGGTTAACTACTAGCTGACTACACGGGTGTGCTTTGCTCAGTTCGTATATTTCTTACGACCCTCTCTTGTGTAGCCATGAAGAACACACAAGGGGCTCTGTCTCACCGAAGTGACTAGTGTCTTGCGACGCTTGCTTATGTGTCCATGTGAACAGTCGAATTGTTAAATTACCACCAGCCATTTTCTATATGGAAGGCTTGTGCATTACTCCACGTAGAATACCTACGTTCCATGTAACCAGTAAACCAGTTATCTTGGCAAGCATAATCTGTTTGCCAAGATGGACAGTCGTTCGCTAACTTACTACAAGGAAGACTCTGACCAATGCCACATGCTCCTGATGAAGCGTTGACTGCATCGAGTCGGTTAGTTGATTCCTTAAAGTATATGTATGCCTTTGCTTCATCCTCGCTGGTATGCTTCAAAGGCTCTGTAACGACTGTTTCTTGTTCAGGTGCAATAGTTGCCACGTTTGTTGTTTCAGTAGCTTGTGGCGTGTCTACTGCTTGTTTAAAGACGCTTTGTAGGACTCAACCGCTTGCGCTTTGATCTGTGCTTCGTTAGCTTGTGAGCTGAGAGTTGCTTGTGTTCCTACAAATGTACCGAACCAAAAGGTTGCGAGTAGGATGACGACTGACCAAAACCCAATGAGTTGTAGCTTTGTCATGTTAACTTTTTTCTTGTTCTTTTTTACAGGTGCTTGTTCTTTTGACATATTACTCTTTTCTTCAACGGCTTTTACCCAGAGACCTTGATGACATTTTGCTTAGGAGGGCTTGAGATGGGTTTCACATCTTACTGTATTGGTTCTCCAGGTAGGAGCCGTTGATTTGTTTGTTAATTCGTGAACCGTTGTGGGGTGACTTTTACCGTATGTCCCGAGAGTCTGCATCTCGCCCTGGTTCTGTATCAATCCTTCCGTTTGATTGATAAATTCATTGTAGCACATGGTCATGGTTAAGTCAAGGTGCTAATGCTAGTAAAGCCGCCAATTTCTCGTCGTACCTCTGTTTAATTTCAACAAAATCATGTGTTTTATATTGTACAGTTGTTCTTGCAAGTGCCTGTAACTCTTGGTAATGTTCTAACCCATGCTTTTTTATAAGGGCTGCGGCATAGTTTCCGTAATCTCCGCTGAGACCAAATCTACCTTGAGCGTTACAATAATCGCATTGTCCATTCGTCACTTCTTCATTAAATAGGATCGAGCTTTTTCGTCCACCAATCGCGTGACCGGCTTGAATCTTTGCATAAGGCTTAGGTTCACTATCCCCACGCTCATTACAAGTTATACAGACACAAGCAACTATAGTCCCTGTGGTTGCTAGAGAGTCCCTCAAGCGTATGTAGCGTGAAAAGCTAGCCCAAGCGGCATCCTTTGCTTTAGCTCTGTCTGTTCGTTTCTTACGAGGCTTCTTATCTTCCCTCTTACTCAGATCTATCGTATATATTCTGGGATAGCTGATCAGACTACGTTTAATATGCTTACGGTTATGATAGACCGCTGTATGCTCCATAGATTTGCAGACTTTGCAGCCACCTTTTGCCTGGCTAACCATGACTCAACCACTCTCGCCACATGTCCTCGAAGCTCATGTTACGCCAGCCAACTCGTCTCAAACGGTAAAGCCTCAGATCCTCATTGGCAGCATCCAGCATTCCTTCTATTGGTTCTAGGTTAATCATTTCAGTTTCCTTTTTAAGTAGTAAAACAATCGGTGGTACCAAGCCCCATGATAACCTATCCAGTGGTTTCGTTCATCTCCGTAAGGGGCGTAGTCTCCGCAGTAGTCACATTGTGGTGGAATACGTTCTCTAACGTCGTTATTCGCGTTGTATGGAGGGCATTGTCCGTTCCTGTGACCGTTACCACACCAGACGCCACATTCACTTCCAAAGCCACAAGAGCACTTCATAACTGCTCGATTTCCCCGTCAGACCATTCAACTCTCGTACCGTAATCTGGGTGTGCGTAAACATGTACGTCGTATAGGTTTTTTATGTCATCCCACCAAACACAACTGCCAGCACCTACTAGCCACCTTTGCGCTACTCGTCCGTCAGAGAACACGCACATCTCAAACTGAGGGTCTTTGGCGTCATTATAATTCACTTTCTCAAAGTCATCTTTAAGTGACTGTGCTTCTGTTCGATATACTACTGCGGTTCTCATCTCTTATATATCTTCCTGTTGGGTTAAAGTTTACCTGTTAATCTTCGTGCTTCAATATAGGCATATTCTCTAGCCCATCTTTCAAAACGTCTAGTGAAGTCTCTGGCTGCAATCTTAGCAGAAGTGTTTGTCGTACTCTTGTAGTCGTACTGCATAAAACTAACCATTGCTTGTTCCAGGTCTTTTTCAATATCTGATAAATCTTCTTGGGGGTGCATTGTTCTCTCCTTATACTACTTAGTGATTAATCTGTTAGTGTTGCGCTCCTGTGCAAGACTCTTTAGTTCGGCGACTCTAGTTTTAAGCACTGACTCTGGTATCTCGTTTGCGTGACCAATAAACGATTCAAGCTCTTCGATTATCTCCATATCTACAAGGTTTCTGAAGTGTAGACCCAACGGGTAGACGACACTCGCCGCAAATACCTTTGCCTGTGGAATAGTCATGTTATTCATTGCGCTCCTTAGTAGACAACCTCTAATCTCATTCCATAAACGGTCTCTTTCGGTGAGCTTTGGTCGCCCTACTCTCTTTGTTTCTGTATTCATTATTAGCTCCTTATTCTTTTATTACTTACTCTGTAGGGGGTCAGACCAGTTAAAATCCACAGTTTTAGTATCGTCTATCCAAACTTCTCTACCACTTTTATCTAGTATTGTTTTACTTGTCATTCGTTTGACAACACGTGCAATCTCTTTGTGAACGGCGTTTGACAAGTCTTCTCTCTCATCATTCAGCCAAACTGTTATAACCCATTGTTTGCTAGGAAGTTGTTTACGTTCTGTAGCCCATAAAGGAACTTCGCCGTCTTCTTTCATAAATGGAATCTGGTTCATACTATCCCTCTTCTGTTGTGTTAGTTAATACAGAGTCATCAAATACAATCATTAAGTCTTTATTCTGACTGTGTGAACCATAAGACGTTCCATACTCTGAGAAGGCTGTATAGCCACCCTGTCTGTCGTATAAATTAGTCCTATGCGTGTTTGGAAGCTTCTCAAGTGTATCTAGCACTGATTTATCATGCTCGCTATCTGGGTGTAGGACTAGTTGCGTGCGTCCCTCTTTAATAAGAATTGTAGTTTTCATAGCTGAGCTTCTATTAGCTGTTTAACTAGGTTTGGCTGTCCAAAGTTGTTATTTTCTTGCCCGTTACTCATTTACTTATCCTCCAATCCGTTAGTTATTTGCCTGGAGATTTCACCGCTATTGGGGCGACACTTCGTCTCATCCACTTCTCCGAAACATTCTTTATAACTTCAACTGCATCCATAATCGCCTTGCGGTCTGCCTCGTCTGGGTATGCCTTAAAACGTATATCAATACTCACTTGTTCGTCGTAACTCTGACTATCTTTGTAACTTATTTGTAGTTCGCTCATACATCCTCCTTTCGTTTAGTTACTGTCTTATGTTTCCTGTGGGGGTGCTATAACTGGTCAATGATTCCACTAGTTTCATTTCTCAGCTCATTACGTGTCACTACGCGCGCCATTCTTTGCTTTCTGCTGTCTTTGATTTTACTCTTCGTCCACAGTAACTCACCCTCTTCGTCTTTCAGCGGGTAGTCAATATCAACATATACATCTTTGGGGCCAAGCACGGCTTTCATAAGACTTTTAATCTGTGGCTTTGCTTCTTTGAGTGACTTAGCCAGTTGCATATTATATCCGTCATCAGCGATTTGCGACTTAAAATATATGTAGTCAATTATATCGTCTAACTTACTCACATCTCCCTCCAATTCTTTGTATAGGTAGACATTACTCTGCCTTATAAGCCCTAATCAAGTTGACAACATTGTCAGCTTCTTCTTCGCGAATCTGACTCGGGTGCTTACCGATAATATCTTCAATGGTCTTGTTGATTTGTTCCGGTCGCCATTCTTCGCCCTTATTGTCAAAAGTGAGTTTAACCGCGCCAACAATCTGTAGTTTCTGTTGTGCTGTGGCAAGTCGTTGCTCTCTAGCGTCGTTGTCATCGTCTGGGATGAGTCCTAGCATCGAGGTAAGCATGTAACGTCGATAAAATGTGATTGCGGCTCCCAGCGCCTGTGGGTCTTGCCGTGTGAGTACCATTGGCATTTCTTCCGTGACGGACTCACCGCTTTCAATATGAAAGATGGTTGTCTTAAACATATTGCCTTGAAGACCACTAGAGCCGTTTGTAGGGGTTTGGTAGACGACTAGGTTGTTTTCCTTTAATAGCTGTTTAACGGCTTCCCATGTGCTTGTGAGGTTGGCATACTTAAACTTGCCTTGTCCTACTTGTCCGTCTGATTCACGCTTAATATATTCAGCTTGTTGCTGTACGTTTTGAATTGCCTGCATAACTTTTTGCTGCGGCACTTTAACTGTTTCGCTCATGTATTCAATCCTTCCTAAAATTGATTTACCTCTATAATAGCACAGTGGTAGTGGTTTTGCAATACGTTTTAGAGAACTAGCAAGTATTCCTTGTGTGTTGTATAAGCTTGCCTTATTACCTTATAGGTGGTAAGATATAGCCAAACGCCCCTGAATCTTACACTTGTTGTATCAATTCTTCCACGGGGGCGTTTTCTTTTGTGCTATGCTATAGGCACTGTACTACCATGTTGTGGACGCAGCCCTTAGTCCGTCCAGTACGGACTTTGTTTTATGTTGCCATAACCTATATAACGTGATATATTCTAAGCATTACCAGATTACCGGTATTGAACTGGATCACGGTCTGGCACGTACCTTTGGTATATCATAGCAGCGAACTTCTCTCATTGTTTGCTGCAATCTTAGTAAGACCCCTATTGGAGCACTATTCTGTCTAGGGGGTCTTTTCACTTAGTGGTATAATACGGACGAAACTGTTAGCCAGTTTTTGCACCTGTCGTTGACCTATGAAAATTCTAGGTTGACCGTAAATGAACCCGTCTTAATTGGCGGGTATTTTATATATTCGTAAAATACAATAATACAACCTTTTAATATGGGCTGCAAATATTGTAGAATATACAACTCTCACCACAAGAGATTGTAGAATTAGAAAAAGTGCCTTCTTCATTTCTGCCTTTAACGTGGTAATATAAACATAACCTAAGGCAGTGTTTTTGTCTAACACAAGCAGTTTTAGGGGGTAATTTGGGATATAAAGAACCCCGCATTTGCGTGCGGGGAAGGCTATGTTTTTGTCTTCTTTTATTCTATCAGATAGACACCAAATTGCAAATACTTTTACAACCCCTGTTATTGCCGTAGCCCCTCCCTTATAGGACGAAAAACGAAGTGAAAGTAATAATTGAATTTGATGGTGACGTTAAACCCAGGCTCTGATTTATTGACCCCTAAACGTCAACCTGGTCTATGCGATGTCATCAAATGTTCGGCTGTTATTACTGAGTACTTGGGAAGAGGAAAGGTCTTAAATAACACTAGTAGAAGGTTCGTGTTTGTTCCTGGTCTCTAGCTGCGAGAAGGGGGTCTGTATGGCAACTTTTAACACGCTATATGTGGTGTATGTACTAACAAATGTATTCCAAGTAAACAATCACCCCTGTTACAGTGGTCGCACAACATATATTTTACGACATAGCCCTATTCAACTACGTGATAGAGCTACTAAGTAAACAACAGACAACACCACCAGAGCTACTATAAGAGGCCATAGGATACCACAAATGAACCCAACCAATAACCCAAATATCCATCCGAATATAACCCCTAGAATGCCCCAAGTAACAATGGCATAGATCCAGCCTATAATTCCGGCAATTACACCGACAATGTATACACCAGCAATATACTGATCACTACTCATAAATGGATGTATCTTGGCCGCTTCGTTTTCCCTGTTCGATCCAGGCCTGTACTGTGTACCCTTTTGCGCGCATAGCTATGAAGAAATACGTGATACCCCCGTCAGCAACTGGTGGTGAAGAGTTCTTTAAGTATTCGAATGACGCTGCGCGAAGTTGATCAGTGAAAAACTGAGGGTAGTTCTGGATCATTGCATCAATTGCCGTGCTATAAGGGCTGATGTTCCATCCGTAAGACACCTTGAGATCTTCGTTGCTCGAGATAACCTCTACGGGCGCGTCAGGGGGCGTATAAACGGGTTCTATCTCATTAGTAGTGATAACCGGCTCTACTGTCTCGATGTTCTGTCTAAGAGGCTCTAAGGAAGGATATGGGGTACTCACAGGTACAGAGGAGACCGCATGGTTAACACTGACGACAGAGATAACCCCTGTCACCATCAGTAGTGGAATTGATATTAGTAGTGCCTTCTTCATTTCTGCCTTTAACGTGGTAATATACATGAAAACAAAATACCATAATTCTATGAATATTGCAAGTAGTGCTATACTGTAGTAGTAAACTTAAGGAGTCTCTATGACAATTATCTTAGCAGTTCTACTAACAATTACATCCGCATTTACGGTAATGCATTATACGCTCAGTACCTTCTGGGAGAACGTAGTAGGCCGTATAGCAGTATCCTCTATATTTGCAGTGCTAGTAGTTATATTTGTGTCAGTGTTCGCACCAGCGGCTCTGGGAGTATAATTAGAGGGTGCGTTAGGCGCACTACTGCTTGTGAATCAGGGAATAAAAGAAGCTCGGTATCTAGCCGAGCTTTATTCTTTACCTGGGTTATATTCGCCATCCTGGTGACGAAAGAATAACTCAAAGGCTATATTCCCAAGCTCGTGTTTTATCTGTTCTACACGTTCAGGACAATGCCTAATACCGTTTAAAGATAATGTAAGTTCTTTGCCCCTTGCATCTAGCGCCTTCACAGGCATGTCGATGTAATTGACGAGTTCCATTACTCAGACCCTAGTACTATATGGTCTTCTAACGCGTCGTAAATCCCTGTCGCGTCTGCAACAAGATTAATGCCTCTACGTGCCATCTCGTTAGCGAGGAGGTGTCTCGCTGCTTCATATTCACCGCCGGACTGTGCTTGCTCAGCCATTGTGATGATCTCATGGTTTGAGAGCGAGTGGATTAGCTCACTCATTTTGTACTCGTTGGCGTGTTAAGACTTGCCATTGCTGTGACGGCCGTAATAAGCCCTCCAAAGAGCGTTACTTCTAACTCGCCTATATATCCTTTTGCAAACAAATAAGCTATTACAGGAGTACTAAGTGCCGTTAGGATGTAAATTATTGCACGTGCTCTTGCTGGAATGTTAAACTTTGTCATCACTTTACCTTTCTATACACGGTAACTTCTTCATAGACTGCACCACTTACTGATTTATTTTTTAGAGCATTCGGGTCATTATCAATACCCTTGAGGATAGAGATGTTTCCTTCTACGTAGTTGTTCTTTAGAACTTTGCGCCAATCATCAAAGACTGCATCTGACGGGGATTTCCCATATGCGTCCTGGTGAAGTGTTGATATTGTTTCGTCTATTTGTTTGTCTGTTGGCATAGTTACTCCTATAATCTTATTAGCTACTTGTTTTACTTCGTCAGCATTACCTCGTATCTCAAAGTGCATTTCGTCCACGGTTGTCCAGTCACCACCCCAGGCAACAACAGGTGACAAGTTCTCGACAATTTGCCGACAGGCTTGTCTCTGAGCATCCGTCATCGTTCTCTTTTTCCAAGGGAATGAAGGAGCATTGAAGTCTATAGCAGTTCCCGAACCATGATTCGACAGAATAGTGCTTCCTGGAATAGGTATAGCAGGTGCGTATCCCCAGCAACCAGGATTATATAGTGGGGCGACAGTTGCATTGAATTGTCTCCCTACTTCTAATAGAACCTTCGCCACATCACCTTTACGAAGTCCGGGAACAGGGATAATGCTGGTTGAAGGAACAGGAGAAGAATCAAGGTCTAATCCATTTATGACTGTCCAACCATTTTGAGTTACATTCTTTGCCATATCACTCCTTAATTACACACTAGTTTTATACCTATTATGGTAATAAGGCAAGACTCTTGTGGTTCTATAGGGGTTATAGGAGCTTCTGGTTGAACTTGCTCTGGCTGGTCTTGAAAAGGAGGAGTGATAAGTTGAGGTGTTGGTACGTATAGAGTGTTTACGACGGTCTTAATTCCACTCCGCCTTATTTGTGTATTCACTTGATCTATCTTCTGATTAATTATAGTGAGCTGTTCTTCTATACCTAGCTTTGAGATTTTGAAGTAGTCTGACTCACCTTGTACAGGGATGCACCTAATACGAAGGATAATATCGTAACATGCCTTCACGCGCAACTTATACTCTCCAGCGGGTATATCCACGTTGATAGGTATCCTAATGGGTTGAGAGATGCGGCAGCCAGCACCAACCTGTGTCTCATCTTCTGGACTAGAAGACAACTCTATAGGATTAACAAGTGCCGAGTCTTTAGGAACTAAGAAGCGTCGCAAGGTTCGGTCAGTACCTTTTTGAACATTCTGGCAATATTCATTCGTATACTCCAGGATTCCACCAGTCACTGCATCCTGTTTAACTGAAATCTTCTTAAATTCAGCGACATTAAGTGGGAAGACATTAACAAAGACCAAACCAGCTATAGCTATCGCAAGTACTGCGGCGAGTAGTGACCCTACGTGACGGGTGATGAAACTAACTACAAGCCTTAAAAAGGTCATGAGATGGCCCCCTTAATTGCTGGGTAAAGCGTTACTGCTCCGATGATGATAGCAATTACCACGCCTATAGCTAGAGCAAATACAAGGATACCACCAACCTTTCCAAATACCGCGTTTATAGCCTTAACACCACCCTTGTTTACAATCTTGGTGTCTTTGGTGACCTGGTCAATAGTAGGCTTAAATTCAGCCCTTAGATCAGTAACTGCCTCTGATAGTTCTTTGCGTAAGTCTCTCATATCACGATCATGGTCTTTCTGTGATACAAAAGCAAGCTTTCCGATGCTTGTCTTGATCTCATCCAGTGCAGGGATAACTATAGTGTCTTGGGTCTGAGAAACAGAATTAACCTTATCTCTAAGGTCTCTAAAATCTTTATCTGTAATAGCCATTATGGACAATCCTGACGGTAATCTTTGCATGGTACGAGAACCAAATAAAATCTTTGATTTGAAGCTCTGGTCTCAATATCTTTCGTTTCTGTGTTAACTCTAATATCTTGAGTGGTTTTTAGCGACTCTATAAAATCTTCTTCACTTCCTTCGTTTCCTACCCTAATCCAAGTATCGTAGGCACTTTCTCCAGGGGAACCTATAATAGGAACCTCTTTGGTTATGGTTTCGCTTGTCACAAAACTAATGGAGTTGACACCATTTTTACCATCATTAGGGAGGAAGTAGTCTATACCTAGCTGTGGTGTCTTACCATCTTTTCCTACGTAGACAACTGGATCTTTTGGGATGCTTTCTATAGTAGACCGTATATTCGTAAGTGAGCTTGAGTTTTGTATATTACTAACTGTGTTAAATAAACTGAAGAGAACAAGCACTCCTATGAGTCCATAAAGTAGCTTGTTCTTCATGTTTAGTTACCAAATATCAGCAACATGTCTGGTGCTGTTCCAGTGTTAGTTATGACATTAAAGTTAACATTAGTACCAGAGAAACTCGTAAAAGTGGCTTCAAGCACCACTGTTCCTGAGCTGTCTTTTACCTTGATAGCTCTCGTTGTGTTAAGAGCTTCTCCGTCTGCGGGATAACAATATTGTAGTCCGTTACGAATCCACCCTTGAAACGATTTAAGGCCAGATCCTTTAACAACAATTTGCATATAAGTTGCCAACATCCCGATGTTTATAGATTTAGCACCAGTGCCAAGCCCCAGGCTAGCGTTACCGATATCTCGTGCCATAATGTATCTCCTTTAAAATCCTATTGCTATATAATTTACTCGTTTTGAACCGTTTGTTCCACACTGTGCACGGAACCCAGTTTTTGATGTAGAACCATTGTTTACGCTGATTCCTTCACCCGTGTTATTATCTCCGTTCGTAATGACGACCGTGGATAATCCGTTAGGGAACGCCGTAGGGAAATTGATATCAAGTGCGTTTGATGCAAATGTTCCAGTTACTGAAGCAGCTATCATGTAAAATTGCCCACTTCCGGCTGTTGGTGATGTACCACTCTGTGCCGTAGTAACTGCAAATAAATCAACGCCAAGCATTTTAGCTGGTGTTATAGCACTGTCCGCTACTTTAGCTGTTGTTATAGCACTGTCCGCTAGTTTTGATCCAGCTATAGCTGCGCTAGCTGATAGATTCGAGTTGTCCATATTCCCGTTAAATTCGTTAACGATTGTAGTGATAGGTGTGTTGTAATCTGCTACATCAATGGTATCACCGTCACTTGGTAAAGATACGCTTATGTTTCCCATGTTAGTAGGCTCCTCTTTGTTGTGTTAGTAATGCGTCCTCGAGAGACCCGCCACCTTGTTGACTGGATATAGCTTGGAACTGGTTACGGAGGTAGGATAGCTTAGATTTAACTGTATTCGCATCATCTCCTGGTTGTGGAAGGAATTTATCGAATGCCCTTGCCTCATCATTTGTAAGAGCTGCACCAGTACGAATACGAGCGATAACGTCACGTGCTTGTGCCCGAGCATTCTCGTATTCACCAGTTCCCAGAGCACCTGATACGATACCAAATGGGTTAAATGTACCGCTAATACCACCACGCTGTTGAACCCCAGGGTCTTGACCTAGAATTCCTTCGATCTGATCGAGTGCTTGAAGACCAACATTAGCGTTACTAACATCCTTAGTAGCCGTAGAACTAAGAGACTTTTGTTCGGGTCGTCCGAATACTTCCTGTACTTGTTGGTAATAGGCAATGTATTGATCTGCGTTCTGTGGATCACGTTGTATATCGTAAAGTAGATTTTCTCGTGGATAAGGGTCTTGCTGAGGAGGAGTCATAGCTGATGGATCATTCGACATAAATGTGTCACTAGTAGAACCAAAAGGCGCAGCTCCATAACTACCATCTGGGTTAGTCTGCATCAGTTGACCACTACCTTGTTGCATCAATGCGTCGTCGAGAGTAGGCTGCTTAGAACCTGGATTTCCCAGTGTATTCTGGCCGATAGTTTGCCGAGCGATCAACCCACCCAGTCCCCCAGTACTATTGCTAACTGAACCAGGAATAGTAGGTACACCACTACCTCCGCCACCAGGTAGCTTGCTTGTCACAGCACCAGCACCAGCCTTTATACGTTGAGCAGTACCACCACCAACCGTTTGCTGGAAGCCTGGTAATTTAAACCCTTTAGGATTCTTAGATGCTCCAGCTACGAGATCAGACACATCAAGGGCACGAGAGTATTTAGTATTAAGGTCTTTAAGCCCAGGAGTCACTTTATTAAGAAGACTGTTAATTTCAGCCCTGGCGGTGCGAGCTATTTGTTCTCCACCTGGAACAATAGATGTAGGGTTACGGCTAAAGTTAATAAGCGTGTCATCAATTTGACGTCGTACTTTCCATAGGTCTTCGGGAGATTTTGCAGAATTAACGAGACCAATAATATCATTAGCTACTTGGTTATTCCCAGCATCTACTCCGATAGTTTTAGAGAAACGATCAGATAATGACTTTGAAAGAGTATTAACTGCATTTGGCTCAAGTTTACCCGTCTTAACGAGAGAACCAATGGCATTACCGACTTCATTTTGATAGTTAGTAGCACGTTCAAACACCATGTCTGCATTTGAAGTCTTAGGAACACCAATGTCCTTTAATACAAAGTTTTGAAGTTCGTTAGCCTTTTGAGGTGTAATCGCTTTACCACCAACTTTAGCACCAGACCTAATACCCCAGGCTTCACCTAGTAAGTTATTAGTAGTTCGCTGTGCTGTATTTCTAGTGGCATTCTTTGCAGTACCCACAAAGGCTTGTTCAAAACCTTCCTTAGCAGCTCCACTTCCAATACCCTTAGCAGCCCCTACAAGCCCCCTAGCAGCTCGTATAGGAGGCGCACTAAAGATTCCACCTAGTAATGCCTCTTTACCCACGTTTTCCCAAGGATCAGCTCCCGTGATTGTGTTTTCTACAAGTTCACCTCCACCCGATCCTAACGCTCCACCAAGAACACCACCAGCGAGACCACCAATAACCGTACCGATACCAGGTACAATAGAACCAATTGCAGCTCCTGTTGCTGCACCGCCCAAAGCTCCACCAATGCCACCACCAGTAGAAATTTGATCAGTCCAGAAATCCTTTTTCTTTTTAGTCTGACTAATAGGTGCACGAGAAGTAAACAAATCAGAAGACTGAGAACCTAGCGGTCTATCGAACCCAGGTACGGCGACCATTATTTGCCTCCTAGAATGTGGGTTGCGTAACCCCTTGAGCGTAATTGTGCCAGAGCACGATTAAACTCTTCTTGTCCGTCACGAGCAAACGGTGCGAGCGTCTTATAAAGATTGATTGCACTTGAGTCTCCAGCTTCTGCCATTCCCCTCAACACTTCACCAAAGTTTTGTCCAGTACTTTGAGAATATTGATACGCACTAATAGGAGTATTATCTGCCCCGTAGTAACTAAATCCTCCAGCCTTATTTCTTTCTACCCTAGCTTGAGGTTGTGATGCGCCTCCACCATATGGACTGCCAAGTGACGGTACTGCAGAAGCTGCAGCCTGAGCGCGTCGATTAGCTTCTGCTTGTTGTGCTTGGAATTCACGATCTTTTTCTTGACCATAGATCTGTTGACCTAGTGTATCACGACGTTCGTTAATACCTAGAATCGCATCTTGTAGACTATAAGCCCGTTCTTGGCCAGATTGTCGAAGTCGGGCAATCGCTGGTAGGTATTCACTAGCCGTATATTTTGCCTGTTCTCCAAGTGGAATACCAGAGAAGCCTAAGCCACGGCGACGAGCACCATCTGTAATGCTACCAAATGCATCAGTTTGTTTAGCTTGTAGACCCTGTTCCTCTGCCTGAATCTGTTGGGGTATAAGGTTAGCCCTCTCTTGAAGGCTCTGTACCTGGGGTTGGAATGTAGGGTTCAATTCCGAGATGATCTGTTCAAGCGTCCTAGCCATATATTCCCAGATGCCCGTATTAACTAGATTATAACAGCATAACTACTACGTATACAATAGTCTACTGAAACGGAGACAAGAAAGTGGTGAGGTAGATTGTAAACGTCTCGTCACCCGTGGCAGTAGTAAGTGGATCAGAGTAGGGATTAAATACGGTAACCGTAACCCTAACCGTGTTACTGGAGAGACGGGCTGCGTATACATTCAGGTCGTAAGTCGCTGGAAAACCGGTGATAAGTCCACTTCTTACACGTGATTGATATGTTCCGAGATACCTTTTGTTACTGTCTTTGCTGGAAGATATCTGCCCCCGTAACCCAGCATTGGTCTGACCGACCACTACGTCGCTTGTTACGATATACTGGCTACCAGCTGCTATCACTTGGGATGCTGGAATGGTAATAGTCGTGGAAGTAGATGCGTCGTTCTTCAATGTTGCATAGTCTGTGCTTAAAACAAATCGGCCTGGTTTTGTCATGACTGCTCATCCAAATAAATTCTATAGTATATCTTTGTACTGGAGAAAGTGGTAAAGGTGACGTTTAAACTCGTTGAAGTGATCTCTACGACAACATCACCAAAGTCAACGTCTGTTCCATTCTGGGGTGTCACTTGCGATGAAACCTCTTTCCACAGAAGTACCTGTGGAGCGTATCCCAGCCCATGAAAGAAAGATCTAAGAACAGGAGCACCCCCTGTCGATGGTTCAGTGAAGTCGGAAGATTCGAACAGCTTTGTGTAGTTCAAGTCTGTATTCAGAATGAACGAGGTATCTTGATTAGAAGTAAAGGAAACGTCTAGGTCATCTGCACTATTCGGTGCTAACGCGTATATCCTATAGTAAAGCGTTACAGACGAACCCGTGTTGTTATTTGCGCTAAATCGTACATTAGTCGAGTTTGCAGATACAGAGGTTTCATACGTCAGTGAACCAGCAGTGAGTGGACCACTGTTCAGTTCATAAGATACATCCCAGGTAGAGTCGGTGCTCCACGATCCCATAGGGAGTGGAGTAAAAGGCAGTCCATGTGGTGTGTCTATATCAACGAATCCGAACCCAGACACAGCAGTCGAACCCTCCACTAAATAGATAACTTTGTCCAATGGGTAATCGCTTGTCAGCAACATATTCTTGGCGTTTGTAGGACTAATAGGCATGCTAGCTAAGTAACGTTATCACGTCTTCACCTTCTTTAGACACCCAACTTCCCGGTCTCCCGTCGTCCGGAGCTTGTCCTATTAGAACCCGTCTCAGGCCTGTATCATCACTGATAAGAAGCCCATATCTTCCCTCAGCGTATTTCCCAATAGTAATCGCCGGTGAGCCACCAGGTCCGTTGAACGTTTTAATTTGCTGCTCTTTGTTAAGAGATCGTACCATGTCGTTAATTTGGCTATAGTTCTGGCCAGTAGAATTCTTTGTTATGATAGGCTTGAATGACATTATCGCATTCTCCTTGTTTGTATAACCATAGTGTGACCTAAAAAGCTCTGAGGTTGTCGTGTCGCATAGTGCATATACCTTAGAGCTATCCTTCTATACTCACCCGGGACATAGAGGTAGGATTGAACCTCAGCTGTTGTTCCGTAGGTGACACCACTTCCATAGATTACACCACTTCCATAGGTAGCTCCTGACCCCTGTACGCTGGGCGAACTATAGGTTTGCCAATTTTCACGAAGGTCAGTGGCGTACTGAACAGTCACGTTGTAGTTGCCGCTCTGAGCAGTAAAGCGAGGTTCCCAATATCTGATCTCCTTGAGTACCGCAGGAGATTTTCCTATGATGTAATGGGTACGTAGCTCGAAGTTGATGTCTCCACCTAGGTTGGTATTGTCATTCGAGTCCAGTTCCTGCCAGTACACCTGTCCTATGAGTGAGCTTCCCACGATTAATGTGTTATCATCTCTAAAGCCATTGAAACCTTTTGCAACAAATGTCTTGGTATCATGGCTTTCGGTTGTGCCGCCACCATCACCATAATTAAGTGCAAACACGTAGCACTCGCTATTTCCAACGCCACCAGCGGGAGTAAACCAGACATATAAAAGACCAGAACTAACAGTGACACAAGCGTTTTGCTTATTGGGCATCATAAGTACTTCGTTATAGATGTCCTCACTAAGTAGCTGAGCCTCTGAACCGTTAGAGCGGTATACGCCGTCGTTTGAAAGGTAATACACAAAGTTATCATCAGATGTGACCGTATCCTGTGTGAATGTGCCTTTTTGGTCAGGCGCTTGGTCAAGTGAGAACGTAGCGTTATCGTCACCAGAGAGTATATATTTGTTATTTAGTGTTGGGATAAGTAAATACCCGTTTAAAGATACTAGTGCTGTTACAGGGTCGCCAGTCTTCGGTGAAGGCACATAGATGAAATCGGTCGATGTAAATACCTCGTACTCACCAAAATTTGAGTAGTCTACTCTGTTTGGATCATCAGAACGAACGAGGAACATCAACCCTTTGTGTTCCCTCAACGTCGAGTAGTTGGTTGCATTAACCTGTGACTCGGTAGTAAAGTCCCACTTTCTGTAGCCATCGTAACCGTTGACGTAGTACACGACGTCGTTGACAAGCCAAAACTCATAATGTGTTGCCGAAGCGTTAAGACCTGTCTTAACGGCCGTGAGTGCCCCCGTGACGTTATCTACTGAGTAGAGTGTTGTTCCGTGAACAAACAGTGTTATCTTCGTTCCATCGCTCTTATATGCCCTATGAAGACCAACGGTTCCACCACTTGTCGCATAGTGTTCGCGGAAGTTAAGGGAGAAACTGGAAGTTGACCAGGTACTACCACCGTCGGCCGATGTCTTTGCTGTTGTCTCCGCTGTGGTACTGCTCCAGCTATATGTGTTTGTTCCAGTCGACTGAACGTATACGACTATCCAGTAGTTAGTTGCTGAGGTAATTGTAGGAGCCTCAACAAATCTTGCTGTGAGATACTGGTACGAACTAGTGATCGAAGACGACGCAATAGATGACCGAGCAAGCATGACACCTGGGGCACTTGATGCGTTAGACCAGATCTCGACAATAACAGTTCCGGTCGCACTAGCCGTGTTGCGAATATTTATTTCTACTTTAGAAAGACGTTGAGTAACAGTTGAGGTAAATACCTGTGCTAGCCTTTGAGTACCAGAGAAACTCTGACTTGAAGCACCTGTCGTCGAAGTAATGGTATCGTCTTGTGTCTCTCCAGCGGCAGCAGAGTGAAAATCTACACCCTTACGGTTCTCATACTCACCAAGAGTAGCAATACGAGCATCCTGTGCAAGACGCCACATGTTTGTACCACCATTCTTAAAGGGAAACTTATCGTTGGACAGAAAAGAGTTATAGCCACCGCTATAGTCATTGATCTCAAACGTGTCGGCACTGCTTCCGACACGCGGGATTGTCTTAGTGGTTCTTCGTGCCCAAGCCATAGGGTAGTCTCCTTAAAAACTCTGTTTTCTAGTAACGATCCTGTTGATTCGCATCCGCATAGCTGTGCCTACTTGTGGCTGACTATATTTAACCACGAGTTTCTGCAGTATCTCGTCAAACTTATTTTGGAGAATAGCCGCCTGATCGTAGTTGTCTTTTACTTGTAACACCCTGTATGCAGCACCTAAGATAAGCGCTTCTGCAAACTCACTTGGAACCTGTGGAATATCCCCATCTGCTGACAGCTCGGTTGGCTTCTTATAGTAACGTAGTGAAACAGTCAGTCCAGTTACCGGAGCAGGGAAAACCCTTATGGTTTCTTCGTAGAAGTACCAGTAGATAGGTATACCTGGGGGGTGGAGTACTGAGTCTTCTGGATTCGGATAGAAGTTGTCAATGGTAGTTACGTCAACGTAAGGAAGCACTGATTGTGTTCCACCACTTGTCAATGTAATATCTACCGCTTGTACATAGTCGGTAGGTAGTCCCACGCCATTTGTTATGTCTGATTCTCCAGCAACCAACGTATACGGCTGTATGCTTTGGACAAAAGGAAGACGATACTCGTTAAAAATATCGTTTTGGGCGTCGTTCAAGTATCCAATTATCTCTGTACTAGAGTAACCAGTATCTCGTATACGCTGCTGGACTCTAGTGGTTAGATCACCTACAGTATAGGCCATTCGTCACTCCGATGCCCGTATTGATTTAATTATAACATATGGTACACATTGGATAACACTATTCACTAGAAAATATATCAAGCCTTGTGTTCAGTAATCTTTATATTCGACGCGGAGATTCCACCAAATCTACGTGTACCACCAACACCATTGAATGTTGTGGTGCCAACTACATCCATTCCCAAGCGTATCCTAAAGGTCGTTGACGAGGTAGTACCAGCCGTCATCGAGTACTGTAACTTAATATTAATAGGTCCCGTAGCTGTCAACATATACGTTGATGAAACTGCGAGTGCATTGGCTGTAGAATCCTGGAATAGCGCAGCTGTCATAGATGCTGGAACTGAACCACCACAGAAGACGGTTGCTTCAATCGTAAGAATGTTGCTTGTTGATTTAGGTGTAATTGCCTGGGTCATCACTTCGAACCCCTCTGTGATCTGTGGAATCGTATCATCGAACGGCATTATTGTGGTACCAGTTGTCGAAGCTGTGAAGTTAGTTGCTGCAACTTGAACAGCAAACCCATTAGGAAATGTGTTGGTGGTTGCAGTTAAATCCTTATTAGATAGTGAGAGTGTATTACTCGCAGTTGCAACCAAGATACTATTGACGAGTACTGACCCAGCCCCTTTCGGTACAATGTTCAAACTGACATTTGTATCTCCTCCAGTGAGACGAATTTCAGGTGCATTGAGAGTAGCTGCATTGGCTATTGTGATTTCGTTAACTGCTGAGGCTACTGTTGTTGGGAATAAGATAAGCTCATTTCCGTTGGCGTCAGTTATAGAACCAGCACTCCCAAATCTTGGTGTTACAAGAGTAGGCGATGTAGCTAATACAAGCGCACCTGAACCAGTTTCGTCAGTTACTGCTGTTGCAAGGTTTGCACTAGAAGGAGTTGCAAGGAACGCCGCCACTCCGGTTCCCAGTCCAGTTATAGATCCTACTGCTGGAGTAATAGTAACGTTTGCCGCAGCAGTTGTAAGACCTTTAGCGTTGACTGTTTGAGTCATTACCTGTGTCGCAGAGCCAAATGAACCAACGTTTGCGTTGACCGTTGCAAGGACAGTCGCATTTGTGTTATTAGCCGAGCCGTTAAATGTTGAACCAGCTGTAGTGACATCGCCCGTAAGAGTACCTATAGTTCTTGCGGTTGTGAGGGTTGCTGCCGAACCTGTCGTACTTTGGTTAAAGGTCGGGAAGGTGTTCGTACCAGAGGTAAGGTCTTTATTAGTAAGTGCATCGGTTGTAGCTTTCCCTACCAGCGTATCATTAACGGCAGGAAGTACGAGAGTTGTCGTTCCAGCGATGGCAGATGCGTTAAGAGTAGTAGTACCCGAGGTAGAACCAGCAGTTATAAGTGTACCAACGTTATAGGTTTTAGCACCTGTGACTGTTTGTATACCTGCAAGTACCATATCTCCAGACCCAGAGGGGGTAGCCCACGTGCCATCACCTCTTAGGAATGTAGTACTGCTTGGTGTACCGGTTGCAGATAGCCCTCCAGGTACCGATAGCCCAGTGGCATTCGTGAGCACGCCAGAAGCTGGTGTTCCAAGTGCAGGTGTTACCAGTATAGGAGATGTAAGTGTCTTATTCGTAAGAGTATCTGTTGTAGCGCGTCCAACTAGGGTGTCTGTCGCAGATGGAAGTGTTAGGGTGCCCGTCGCTACAGACGTGGGTATAAGTGTTGTTGTGCCACTACTACCACCAGCCATGATAAGTGCGCCTTGGCTCACACCCGAAGCAACCCCAAGTGTCAGCTGAGAAGAAGATATACTAATGTCTGTCGTAGGACTGACTGTCGTTCCGTTTGTAGCATAGAAGGCCAACTTATTTGCTGTTCCTGTATTCACTGTCCCTGAACCTGATCCACCTGTTGCTGCAATAGAGATATCTTGTCCTGATTGTGTAAGAGTAACATTTGTTCCACCCGTGAGTGTAACATCACCATTCAATTTGGCGCTACCAGTTTTAGATACTGATTGGACGCCTTGGTTAAATAAAGGCATGCTAACTTAACTCCGTCACCCTGGCGGTTCCAGTTGCGCTGCTCCAAATGCCGTCGATGATGCCAGTGTACCCAAACGGTAACTCATAATATGCAAAGGGGGCAGATGCGTTACCCGCCAACACAACTGTGTAACTAGTTGTAGAGGCTGTAGCACCCAATTTAAGGTAGAGCAGGGCTGATGAGTCATTTGTGACTGTCGCGCCTAGACGGCCTGTATTAGCTGCTAAAACAGTGACTGACGATGCAGAACCTGAGACGTTGGACAAGGTGGCGGCCGGAGCCTTCATAGTAACATACCTTCGTCCCTGTACATCTACAGCGTGTGGGCTATAATCTCCATTGGCAGCAAAGCTCGTCGCTGCGCCTGTGTTGACAACACCCCACACAGCAACTCCAGTATCTCCTGAAGCGTGGACAGCATCTTCTGCCTTACCAAGAGAAGTCGCACCTGTCCCACCTGTACCGATGTTAGCAGTAACAGTACCTGTAACAGTAGCGTTTAGGTTTGCAGCCGTTGGATTAGTCACAAGTACGTTAGGTTGAACAAACTGAGCAGACGGTTCAATTCGAACACTAGCTGAACCAGAACCAAATGCAGTTGCTCGAACGCGGAACTGAGCGACCCCCAGAAGAGGTGATACATTCCATATATTAGTGCTATTAGTTGTAAGTACACCTGTTGCACCTGAGATAGCTGTAGGGTTCACCAGTGTGGTAGGAACCGCCGTTGCATTAGCCCAAGTGCTGCCATCGAGACTTTGTTCAAAAGTGACGTTAACGCCTGCGTACGTTCCGAAAATGGTTACTGTGACTGCTCCAACGCCTGCGAGATCGGTCACAGTAATAGTTGTTGTTGACGTGGTGATTGAACCGGTTGTTGTAGTCTGTGATGCGTTAAGCTGCACAGGAAGTGTTGCTGACGCAGGTACAATCTTCGTATTACCATTTACATCAAGCTGGGGAGCATTCAACTGTCCATTAGTAAGCACTGGCGCAGACGTACTGTAGCGCCCGAGGGAGACAGTACCAGTAGCCGGGGATGTTGTGACTCCTTCCGCGTACTGCGTTCCTCCACCTCCACCGCCGCCAGATATGTTGGAACCGTCAGGATTGAGGGCGATGAGCCCTGTCTTAGTCGGATCGGTTGAACTAGTAACCGCTGTTATTTGTGTCGCAGCGCCTGAATCATCCCTGAAAGGAAGAACGTAATTTGATACTGGGAACTGCTGATGGTTTACAGCAAACGTCACCTTGTTCACTGCATCAACAAGTGGCGTCAGATCAGCTTCTTTACCTTCTTTCTCAGGCTTAGTAACATTCTGCAGAACTTTTTTAAGATCTTTAATCGCATCAACAACCTCTTTAGCGTCGAGCTTCACATCTTTGTTGTTAACCGTGACGACAGGGTTTGTATTTTTGCCCTGAATCGTCTTATTGATACCCTCAAGATAAGGTATAAGAACTTCTGTGTTGTCGCTTTCCGCAAGCTTCCCTGGTAGTTCAGCAATAGCGTCGACAAGCGACTTGTAAACACTTGGTAACACCTCTAGGCTACTGCTTTTGACGTTCTTTGATGCTTTATCAATAGACTCAAGTAGCCCAGCAAGGTTCTTCGCAACTTCGGCTATCTTCGGGTCTTTCCCAATGAGAGTCGCCATAAGTATGTCATGCATAGCTGAAGTAATACCGTCTTTGGTCTCTCCGCCAGATGATTTCACAGCGTCGATAATAGAATCAGTCCGAGACTGATCAACGTCAAAACCTGCCTGTGCCTGTCTTTTTTGTTGTATTCGAGAAATAGGATCGTCAGGTATTTGTGGTTTCATTATCAACCTATGCCCGTATTAGGGTTATTATAGCACACGATCATGACCACCTACTATTAAATAAGTCAGCGTTTCTGATGCTTATCGCGTGCACATCTCCAAGTGTCTTGAGGGTCTGGCTCTCGAGATGGTTTAAGACTACTCCAGTATCAACTACAAGCTTCCCTCCAGCTAGTTCCACTCTCCGCATATAATCGTTATCTTCGTAAGTTCCACCTTCATAGTCCTCGTCGAAAAGTCCAACTTTATCAATACACTCACGTGACATAACCCAGCAGACAGCCGGAAAAAAACCAGCGACGTGTAGCTTGTCGTAAAGGTGTTCGAGTCGGTAATTCTTTAGGGTGGTTTTGTCATTTATAGGTGAGGTTATAAAAGCATCTGTTTGTTTAGCATCCTTTATCAAACGCTTAAGCCAGTTATTCTTAGTTGGAAACACGTCGTTGCCGATAACGCACACAAAGTCGCCCTTCGCCTGTTTAATACCAGCATTCATTGAATTAGAGAAGCTTTTATTAATGTCAAGGTCAATCCTCTGTGTTATTAATGGGTGTTCTATTTTCTTTGAGCCTGCATTAACGAGTATAAGTTCACAGTCGTCCGGCAGTTTTCCTACAAGATTGTTGAGAAAGTCTACGGTCATGTCCTCTAGCCCATAGTAGGCACTTACTACACTAATACTCATAGATCATATCCTCACTCCATATATGTTTATACTTTATTAAATGGTCGTTCTCTATAATCATATTATCCCTTGAGAAATGCTTTTTAAATACATTAGTGTCACTCAAGTCGAACATAGTTTTGTAGGGTGACGTTTGTGCGTAGTTATTAGTCCACTCATGTTCGTATCTTACAGCGTCTTTTTTAGTCTCGACGTGAGGTATACCAGATTGCGTGAGAGCTTCCCTTGTATACTTACCTAAATACATGAAGAAAGGTCTGCTTGCAAGTGATACGCTTCCCTTATGGTCGAATACTTCATCTATCCAGTAGGTATCCTTTATCTTGACTGAATCCTGTAAAAACAAGAACTCGTCCAGGTCAGTGTTCTCAAATACCCATCGTATCTTCCCAAGTTCATACTCATACTGGTCTAAAATGATCACGGGATAGCGCTTATAACTCTTAAGAGAGTCGTAACACTGCTTAGCCCAACGGGAGCGATCTTTAGTGGTTGCTATTATTATTGCTTTCACTCAGTCGCCTCTTAATCTCTGTTGAGCTTATATCCTCTGTATATGGCATATAGACAACTGAAATACCCCTGTTATCTAGAAAGCTTTGGGTTACATCAATCTGTGAGTAATAGTCTTTTGTTGCCCAGTCAGAGCCGATAACGAGGAAATCAGGCCTCACAGCCTCTATAAGTTCATGACCCGCTGAATCATTCCTGTAAGTGCGATAGCCCAACTTTCCAATTAACCTTGCACGCTCTTCGTAACTAAAGATCGGCCGTTTACCTTTATACCTCTCAACAAAATCATCTGAATTGATTCCGACACTTAACTCCCCTAATTGCTCAGATCTTTTGAATAAGATAGCGTGCCCCAGATGCGGCGTATCAAAAGTTCCAATCGTAAGTACGCTCTTAGGCTTTTCCATCTTTTAACCCTTCTATATATTTTACGTGTTCATCATACCCACGGTCGTTCATAGTCTTAAGGTAATAATCAGGAAAATCATTCCAGTTATCTTTATTTGCAAAAGTCCATGACAAACGTTCATCCATATGTCCAACAATCCAGCCATCGTTCTTTACTTCCCGTGAGAACTTAGAATCTTCCTGCAATTTAGAATTAGAGCCTTCCCAACGTTCCTCCGAGTACCGAAGACCTGCATCGAACACTAGCCTACGGATGATGTTCGGACCACCGACACAGCCAGGCCATTCAGTAATGCCCATACCGTTGTAATACTGAGGAGTTTTGTTCTCTCCACCGTCGAAGTCTAAACCAAGCTGACCTAGACGGTCTATAGTCTTGAAATACTCCTCTGCCCTCGTATCCCAACCCTTTTCAAAGTGCATATCGTTATCTAGCCGCATGAGGTGAGTGGCTTGAGGGTATTCTTTCAGTCCTTCGGTCCAGCCTATATTACACGCTTTACCTGGGTAATAATTCTCTGAATTAAGGATGACCTGATCTATACGGCCCCGTTCTTTAAGACCTTTGAGGTACTTTTGTGTACCATCATCAGAATTGTTATCTACAACGACGAGATAGTATGGTACTTCGATCGTGTCCCAAAGACTTCTAAGAGTCTGTTTCGTGTATGAGAGGCGATTGTAGGTGATAAGCGTTATAAGTAGTCTCATATACTTACGTCGCTATCATCAATTATCGTATACCTACGTGGCGGATACGTTGCCAATCCTTGCGCTACAAGGCTATCAGCGTGCGTTCTCGTGGTGTTTATGCCTCCAGTTGGTGTATCTACTGTTACTAGCTTTGTCTTCGCTCCAAGAGCTACTGGCTGACTTAAGATCTCGTCGAGTCTTTTTTCCTTCACTATCTTACGCCATACTTCTATATTGTGAGCACCGTTATTAGATCCTGCCTTACCAAGTTCAATAAGCTTACGTTGTCCTAATTTCTGTTTGACAACTTTGATCTTGACGCCGTTGTTCCATAACTTGATAGAGAATGTAACGTCGTGCGTCCCATATCCAGACTCACCCTCGTTGCCAACTACTTTTATTGACTCACCGTAGTTTAGGATGTTCCATACTACCTTGTTAGTGAAATAGGGAGTTTTGAGATTATCGAACACACTTCTTTTTACCAGTAGACAGCCAGTTCCACAAAATACTACGTTCTTGCCCTTGTCGTAGAAGACTGAACCCTTCCCGTCTTTGGTTACAGGGTAGTCAGCTGTTACCGCGTTTGCATTCTCCTCTAACAGCTTCTGCAGAGTATTGGGTCGTAGTATCATGTCATCCTCTACAAACCATAGGTGTGTGATTGTCCTATCTGCTAAAGCATTTGTCGTTGGCCACTCGAAGCACTCTGGTATTGGTTTACGGTGTGAAAAGAAGATCTTGTGCGGCACACCCTTAAGGTTATTCAGGATTTCTTCGGCCGTTTGAGAGAACATAAGACCCCTACTCGGAAGGATAACGGCTACCTTGATACTATCGTACGACATCATAGTTCCTTCCGTCATTTAAGTAAGGTTGGTTCTTATCGTCATAAGAAATGAACGGAGGGATGTCTTCCCAGAACTTCACATGTTTAATTCGGTTCAAAGCTCCCCTAAACAGGTCTGAGTTCTCGGGGTTGATCATACCACTCACCAGATCACGCCCTACCTCTGTTAACTCGTAGATATCGTGGACACCGTTATTAACGTTCTTCTCGCCTAATGCTCTTAGTTTATGCTGACCACCTGTTCGTTCCATTGGAAGAATAGGGAGACCAGCTGAGTAGAGAACTAGTCCAAAGTTAAGGTCATGCAGCCCATAATGGACTCCTTCTAGATGGCGTGGCCAGAAGTGAATAGTGTCCTTGTCCACGAATGGGTCAAATGTACGCCCTGTTTGCCAAATAGGCTTAGGAACTCCCTCTAGCACCTCACGTGCTGCTAGTAGGAAACCTGTCCCCGTCCAATACGCAAATCCTTGTGGATCGTGGAGAACTGTTGAGTCCCCGTTCTGTTGGAATGGATAGTCTAAGGCAACAACAGGGTACTTCTGGTTGAACATTTCTTTGAGTATCCCCTGAGGGAGTATCATGTCATCCTCACAAAAAAGCACCGCAAACACGTTAGGGTCTGCGAGTGCTTTCTCTGTTGGGTCATTAAACGCCTGTGGAAGTGACTTACCGTGAGACCAAAAGATCTCGTAGTCAAAACTTTCCAGC